AAGTGTTAAACATGCAGAGGCATTTGCTAATGTATATGACAAATTGAACGAGGAAAATCAAACTGCATTTCTTGTTCTTGCATCTGAAAATAAACACACATATGAACATGCAGTCAACTTTGCTAAAGCAAACGAGGAGAACGAATAATGGCATATCAAGAACAAACCATAGTAGGAACGCAAAAGAGATTAGTTAAGAAATTTCAGTTGAATGCTCACCCAACTGCGATTAATTTTGGTATCACAGGTTCGGCATTTGCAAATGGTCTCACAGGAGATGTTATTGCGATGACCGAAGGCATCACCGCCGCTACCGCAAAACTTGCTTCGATCAAGTCCTCATGCTCGGCGAGATATACGCTCACATGGGGGGGAACTCCTGGTGCTACTGCATTTGATTCGGCAGCATTAGGAAATATTGACTTCATGTTTGAGCGATTTACAATCCCAAACAATGCAACGACACCTACAGGCGTGATGACGATCACACCATCAACTGTGACTGGAACAATCATTCTTGAATTCGTACTCTGATGCCCCTCTTCAAACAAGACATTGTCAGAACGAATAAACGCTATGTCACTAAGATTGTGGCAAGTAATGTTGCTACTTCAAGCACAGAAAGTATAACGATTGGACTGACGGCATCGGCATTTATGAATGCGGATGGGATTGGGTTAGAAACCGTTAAACTTCATTCCGTTATGTCAACTGCCAACCCGAGCAATACCGCAGGGTGGGATTGGATTGCCCGATGGGGCAACACATACACAGGTGGGCAATATGGGCAGAGTACAGGTGACTGTCTTTATCTTCACGGACTTTTTAATCAACCGTACTTTGAGCCTCAGTTTTCACACAGCCGCACAGGCTCAAAGACTCAATTGGAGTCTGGCACAATAACGATAAGCCTAGATAATAGTGGAAATGTATTCAGCACAGCAAACGGAACCATTATTCTTGAGTTCACGCTTTAAAAGGACATTCATATGAAACTCATCTGCGAAGTCAACGAAAGTATTGAAATTTTAACTGAAGAGAAGGACGGTCAAAAGCAATACTTCATCGAAGGTACCTTTCTTCAGGGAGATATCAAGAATCGCAATGGTCGAGTGTATGAGTTCAAGATGCTCAAGGACAAGGTCGAGCAATACCGTAAGGACTTTGTAGCACAAAAGAGAGCATTTGGCGAATTGGGACATCCCGAAGGCCCAACCATTAATCTAGAGAGAGTATCTCATATGATTAGTGAACTGTCGCCTGATGGTAAGAATTTCTATGGCAAAGCAAAGATCATGGATACCCCTTACGGCAAAATCGTAAAGAATTTAATGGATGAGGGTGCCAAGTTAGGCGTTTCGTCCCGTGGTGTTGGCTCAATTGAAGAGAAAAACGGTGCCAATTATGTCAAAGATGACTTTCGGCTATCAACAGCCGCCGATATTGTAGCAGACCCATCCGCTCCTGAGGCATTTGTCCGAGGAGTGATGGAAGGTCGCGAGTGGATCTTTGAGAATGGTCTGCTTGTTCAAAGAGAAATTGATGAAATCAAAGAAACCATTCGAAAGACTTCTTCCCGTAAATTGGAAGAACAGATGGTTAGTGCATTTAAGCGTTTTATCAATAAGTTATGAACCGAGTTTTGTGACAGTATAAATAAACAGTACCTAAGGAGAATCCCATGGATTATCAGAACGAAGAAATTGAAGAAGTCATTCTAGATGAAAACGAAGTCGCTGAAGAAGAGACTGATTCAATCGAAGAAGAAGCCCCATCAAGTGCCCAACAGAAGCAAATGAAAAATGTTGCTGCTAAGAAAGGCATGGCAGAAGAAGAAGAGGAAGAGGAAACCTCCAAGGTTGCCAACACTTCTGCTCTCGCCAAGGGTTCGGGTAAGGGCAAGTTTGCAGGTCTTTACAAGGACGGCACAGGCAAGGGAGCAATCATCCCTGATCCTGTTGATGTTGGTGCCGCAGGTGGCGATGCCAAGTCGAAGTTCAATTCGAGCATCAAGTCCAAGAAGGCAATGCGCGAAGATGTTGATGTTCATATGACTGCCATGTTTGATGGCGAAGAACTCAGCGAGAACTTCAAGACCAAGGCATCGACAATCTTTGAAGTTGCTCTCAATGAGCGAACCGAAGAAATCCGATCCGAATTGGAAGAGGAGTACAGCAATCGCCTTACTTCTAGCATCGATGAGAACAAGACCGCTCTTACCGAGCAGTTGGATTCATATCTCTCATATGTCATTGAAGAATGGCTCGGAGAAAACCGTATTGCTATCGAGAAGGGTATTCGTACCGAAGTTGCTGAAGAATTCATGAGCAGTCTTCGCAACCTTTTCCTTGAGCACGATATCAATGTTCCTGAGAACAAGATTGATCTCGCAGATCAGATGGCTGAGACTGCCGAAAACCTCAAGACTCGTCTTGATGAAGAGATCATGAAGAATGTTCAGTTGACCGAAGCGGTCAAGGACTATCGCAGAGAACAAATTCTTGATGAAATGGCATCCGATCTTACCGTTACACAAAAGGAGCGTTTCCGTACTCTTACGGAAGGCGTAACCTTTAGTGCCGATGAAGATGATGTTCGCAGCAAGTTAGAAATCATCAAGGAATCATATTTCAGTGGCAAGCCTAAACTCAACCACACGGAAGAGAATGCTGCTACTGCCGAGGAAAGTATCGATGAGGTCTCCATTGGAGGTCAAATCGAAAATCTTAGCGAATCGATGAAGGCTTATACCGACACGCTTCGCCGTATTGCAAAAAGGTAAATAGCATTAACGCTAAATATCTTGTTCGTTTCAACAAAGCACTATTAAGGAGAATCCATAATGGAACTCACAATCTCAGAAGCACTTCAGAAGAAGTGGCAACCCATTCTTGAACACGCAGATCTTCCTGCAATCAAGGATAATTATCGCAAAGTAGTTACAACCATGCTTTTGGAAAACCAAGAGCAGTATCTCAAGGAAACAGCCCCAACCAACTTCTCTGGTGCCACCATCGGTGGTCAAGACGGTGGTGGTAATGTTGCTCGTTGGGATCCGATCCTCATCTCTCTCGTTCGTAGAGCGATGCCGAATCTGATTGCATATGATATCTGCGGAGTGCAGCCAATGAGCGGCCCAACAGGGCTTATCTTTGCAATGCGTAGCCGTTATATCAATCAGAACGGTGGCGAAGCACTGTATCAGGAAGCAGACACCGCCTTTGGTGGTTCGGGTTCTACTGGTACAACTGCACAGGGTGTTTTCAGCACCGATCCGTTTGAAGCATCGGGTGTTGATCCTGTTGGTGCAGGTACCTCAATGAGAGGCACCGTTGGTATGAACACCTATCAGGCAGAAGGACTTGGCGATACTGAACGGAATCCGTTCCCACAGATGGCATTCAGCATTGAGAAGACAACAGTCGAGGCTAAGACTCGCGCTCTCAAGGCAGAATACACGATGGAACTTGCTCAGGATCTGAAGGCGATCCATGGTCTCGATGCCGAAACCGAACTCGCCAACATCCTGTCGAGTGAAATCCTTGCTGAAATCAATCGCGAAGTTGTTCGCGTGATCTACAGCAATGCCAAGTTGGGTGCTAAGAGTGGTACCACACAGACACAGGGTGTCTTTGACTTGAATGTTGACTCCAACGGTCGTTGGTCTGTCGAGAAGTTCAAGGGTCTGCTCTTCCAGATTGAGCGTGAGTGCAATCAGATTGCTAAGGAAACCCGCCGTGGAAAGGGCAATTTCATTGTCTGCTCTTCGGATGTTGCCTCTGCTCTCGCAATGGCAGGAGTGCTTGACTATGCTCCTGCTCTCAGCACCAATCTGAATGTTGATGACACGGGCAATACATTTGCAGGTGTTCTTAACGGCAAGTTGCGTGTGTATATCGATCCTTATTCGTCCATGACAACTGCCCATGACTTCTTCATGGCAGGATATAAGGGTTCGAGTGCATATGATGCAGGTATGTTCTACTGCCCGTATGTTCCGCTACAGATGGTACGCGCAGTCGGCGAGAATTCGTTCCAGCCGAAGATTGGTTTCAAGACCCGTTACGGTCTTGTTAACAATCCTTTTGCTACGATTGCAAATAATGCATCGGTTTCTGACCCATATGCCGCCGCTGCTGCTCGTAAGAACATTTACTACCGCATTGTTAAGGTAACTAACCTGTTCTGATTTGTACAAATTCACTGCATATTGCAGTAAAATTCATGGAGACTGTAGGAAGAAATTCCTACAGTCTCTTTTCTTTCTAAATACTATCGATGACAGTACCTAAGATACCTGATGATATTGTTCCTGGCAGTCTCAACAGACAGCCTATTAATACGAATCCTGCATTCTCAACCAATTTTAGGTTGATGATTCCTAAGGTTCGTAATGCCGTGTATTTTTGCACCGAGGTATCATTTCCGTCTTTGAGTATGGAACCCATTCGGGTTTCTGTACCAATGGCATCTCCGATAAAGTTTTTCGGTAACAAGATTGACCATGG